CCCATTGGTAATAAACTGATTAAACGAAGGGTTGGAGGTAGCACTGAATCCTTGATAATACTGAGGGTATAATATTAATTGCGTACTCATTAGACTGATTGTGTTCTTTGCATTTTACTCTTTTCAATCTCTATTGTATATTGCATAAGTTTGTCATTAGCTATTGTCTTTTTAACATAACTAGAAGTAGTCAAGACCACAGGCTCTATGTATTTGTTAGTAATAGTATTAGCCACATCTGTTTCAAACCCATTGACTATATAAACTTCTGTACTGTTAATTAGTTCCTCAAACCATACGCCTTCTGCTTCAGAAACAAAGTCTGTATTTAGTTTAATCTTTTCAGTTGAGTTTACTCTAAAGTTTTTCTTGCCGCCTTTGTAGTCTGATATTTTAAAAGTGCTGTCATTCCAAGTTCCACTCATTTGAGTATAAGAAGTTCTGTTAGTAGCTATGGTTCTGGTTGACTTCATATTGAATGTATAGTAATCCCATACGCCCCATTGGTTCAACCAAGTAAGTCTTATAGGCTCAAAGCCTTTAAGGTTATCACAAAGTATGTTTATCCTATAAGTCAAAGAACCAGGGCTTGAGAATGAAGTTCCTATGTCAGCATAAAAAGTATAGTACCCACCTTCAATAGTTCCTGCTGCTACTAATGCTTGAAACGTGGTTGAAGAATTTTGTAAGTTTCCAGGAAAAACACCGAAGTAATGAAGCCTTGTGTTTGAAAATGAACCTGCTGAAGAAGAACCTCCTGTGTTAATTTGAGAGGTGACTACTTCAGTACCTAAAGAAACTCCTGCGCTATTAAAATATTCTAATCGAATAGACTGCACTTTTACTTTTGCTCCTGTGGTTGGATTAGGCGAGTAATTTAAAAAAGGAAGCGTTCCGTAGTCTGTAAGTCTTGCATATTGAATAACAGGTGCATTAGTTAAAAACTTAGAATCATTATCTACAAGTGTGAAATTGTTTGTCTCTAAGTCGTACCCATAATTATTATTGTCTAAAGTTAATACGTCATCATATTGTAGAACTCCATTAAAGAAGGTGTATTCTGTGCTATCAACTTGTTCTGTTGGCTGCCCTACGGCTTCTGTTGGTGAATCTGCATATTCAATTAAGAACCTAACTGCAAAGAATTTAATAGACTTGTCACTTTGAGAAAACTTATCAATTAAGTGAATCGGAAATTCAGTAACATTAAAATCAACACTTTTATATTCTGCCCTTGAACTTGGTTCATTGTCAGGACTTACAAAAGATTCTAGTATAGGTCTTAAGTTAAATATTCCAACTCCTGCATTATTTGGTGTAGTCTTGAAAGTTCCTATCAATTCATCCGCAGCATAAGTAATCCCAACATTACTAACATATACTTCAGCTACAAACTTGACTTTATATTTAGTAGCAACAAGAGTGGTGTTTGATACTGAGAACATTATCTGTTGCCCTATTGGTAAAGTCTTATATAATGGTTGCTGTTCTATAACTACTTGTGCCATAATCTTTTATTTAATTTGCTGTTGTTGTTGATATACTATCTTTTATGTCTTGTGCTACACTAGTCAATAAGTCTTTGCCAAATGTTTTCATATAAAGTCCTAGAGCTTCTTGAAAGAAACTTATTCCGTGTATTCCTTTAATCCATAATACTTTCACTATTGCTATTTTTAATCCTACTGTTGTCATATATTGACCTCCTTCGCTTCTTGGTTGTAATCCTTTCTTTTTAATAAATGACCCTATACCTTTATATATACTTCCTGAACCTTTACCGCTTCCAAACTGATAAGGACTATCTTTCCTTTGCCCTTGCCAAGTAGTGTAGTATCTACGCCCACCCCAAGTTCCTTTGTGTTTGCCTGACTTAATCTCACCACCTGCACCCTTGACTCCTTTATCTACAAACTCACCATAGTTAGCCATTCTAAACTGTACAGTGAATCCTTTTTCATAAGGCAATACTTTAAACTCAATAGACCTATCTAAGTTTCCACCACCTTTCCCTGCTGCTCTTAAATTTTCTCTAGCCCTATTAACTACTTCTTGACCAAAAGAATTTAATTGGTTCTCAATACTCTTGGTATCNATTTCCATTATATAGCACCAACAAACACTGACACTTCTGGACTATAAGTTGCACCTTCAGGTCTTACTTGTANAGATGTAATATCTTGCATAGTACCAAANGCNGGNGNNGTATCTGTTTCACCTATTGCGGTTTCAGCACCCCTACTTAATATATGAGATGTTCCTGGTGTAAGCCTTACTTGATAATTAGTTCCTGTAGTTACTACTGCCAAAACTAAAGCACTATCTGCTCCTAAGTTAGTCACTCTGATGTAGCGCACATTCTCCACATCAATAGCACCTGCTGAAGTATAGGGTGCTGTGTCAAATACTGCCACTGTTGTAGTCTGAGAATGAATGCAAGTCACTATTCTTTCAAATACATTATTAATTCCTGTTGTTGTTACTGAGTTCGTGTTGCCTCGTAATGCTCCATTCAAGACTACCGATTCGGTAACTGTTGTTGTTAAGTCTGCCATAATTTTTATATGTTTATTGTTATTTTAAATTTCTTCCAACCTATTTCTATTGTCCATCTTCCTATTTTGAATTTCATTACTTACCTATTGGATTATTAGCCACAGGTATCGTACAAGTCTGAAAGTCATTCTGTACTACTATTCCAACTTGGAAAACCCATCCAGTCAAGAGATTGTCGAATCTTTCTTGGAATGGTTCTAAAGTATATTCGCCTTCTGTAAAGTAAACAGGTGCGTCAATATTAAGAGCTTCTGGTATTTCTGATGACTGCCATTTACTGTGTCTAAACATTCCTATAATATCCACACAAACTTGCAAACAACTAGACGCTACTTCTTGTTCGTTACTTAGATAGTCTGCCGACTGGAAGTTCTCTTCAGTCCAATTTTCTCTTTCGCCTACCGCATCCATAACAAAGAGTTGAAAGTTGTAAATCAATGAAGATTGTCCTGTTGTTACATTCACAGGATTTATATGAAACAAGGGGAATAAGGTATTGTCCATATCGACTTTAAATATATCCCCTGTTGTAGTGGTGTTAATCTGATGGTGTTCAATCCCTAATTGTTTTAAGGTATTAATAGCATTGTTATACGTCTTGTTATCTATCATTTGTTTTTACTGTTTTACTTGCGTTTAAATCTGTTTCATAGCTTATCCAAGTCAGACACTCTAACAAGTTAAGCCTTGATATTCTTTCTAAATTTACAATCTCGCCATTTGTCAATCTATACATTATACCGAACCAACCCCAGCGTTCTGCAAAGTTTCCGTCTGTAATTGCTTCGCTTTCTCCTGTGTCTGTTCTATTAAAAATGACGGCATAATCTTCGAGAAGCCTATCACGAAATTGTAGAAAAAAAAAAGGGTAGACTGCACTTGTTCTGCTGACATCTTTTTCATTGTTTCCGCTCTTATCGTTATGTCCCCATCATAAGCTGCTATTGTGTAGACTTCATTCTTCCGTTCTATTACAGGTCTAAATAATACTGACATCAACTCAGGCATATTCTTTTCAAGCCCATCCTTTATAAATGTTTCAATGTCTGCATACTCGCCAAGCGTAATGTCGTCAAGGTTCGGATGCATCCCATATTCAATCCCATCTATTTCTATCACCTTAGTCAATACTGTGTCCTGCCTATTTTGTAGCTCTGCCAACTTCTTCATTATAATAGCCACATCTCTTATTGATAGTTCCTTAATCAACTTTCTGGGTATATCTGAGAGCGTTGCTATTGTTTCTTCTGCTTCCTTTGTCTTACTTCCTGCCTCTAAGTCAATTAACGAAATCCATTTCTCTAAGGTAACGTCTGACCAAGAGTTGATTAGGTTATAAGTTTTCTTCTTTCCTTCTTTTTTAATGTTCACCTTCATATACTATATAATAGAAATTGTTGTTATTTAGTTTAATGGATAAAATACTTCCCAGCATTGGGGTTATCTAAATGGTATATAACATTGTATCTCACACCATCAATTGCGTGATTCCAATTGTCAATATATAATTTCGAGCCTTTATCTTGGTAGGCATAATTGTTCAGCTCTTTAGCTATGTTCGTGGACTCAGGTGTTATGACTATGTGATAGTCTTGCATTCTAGTTATACCGCTTTCAATAGTTCCTTTCTTGACCGCCTTGATATTTACGCCTAAGTGCTTGAGGTCTGCAATAAGTCTTGGTTCACTGCTATCAGCGATTATCAGTGTTTGGTCTACTTTGTCTAAGACTATCTTAGCAAGTTCGTGAGACTTCAATCCATTCTGGTATATGTGTTCTTTAAGATATATCTTCTTATGCTTCTTGTCGATAGCCACTTCAGTCAATGAGTCAGGATCAATTGAGAATCCAAAGTCCATTCCACAAGAAGTCTGTAAGTTGTCAGGATTGAATTCACCTATTGACCAGTTGTCAAATACGACTCCTTCTGCCTTGTCCAACCATCCCCCCATAATCTTATGTGTGTACTTCTTAAAGTTATTATGTTTTATGCTCTTAATACGTCCTAAGAAGCTCTCAGAGAGATTAACTACATTATCTAAGTATGTGCTATGGATATAACATACATTGTCTTTAACGCCATTAAAACCTCCTTCTATTCCTTTGTCCTCAAAAAACCTTTTATACAGCCAATGTTCTTTAGTCACAGGATTTAATATTAGCACGATTCTATTCTGCACATCCTTTTCCCTTACACTCAAATCTATTGTATCAAAGATGTCCTCGTCTATTAATTCTTCGGCTTCGTCTAACACCCAAGTTGAAATCCCTTGTAATGACTTTAGGCTTGCAGTTTGGTTTCCTGAAGATGTTTTGATTCCTCTAAATAGAATGTCCGATTGGTTGCCTAAGTTTATTACTTCAGCTTTATTAATACTAAAGATGTTTTCAAATCCTAACAGTCCTATCTTTTCCAAGAACTCAGGAATAATTGATAAGTGAGCTGAAGCCATAGTGTATCGTGTAAACAATATTCTTATACCTTTAGTCATAGTCAATATAGTTAAAAAGACTGTAACTGCAAAAGACTTTCCAGAACCCCTACCGCCTGTTATAATAAAGTAACGACAGTCCGATTCAAATAAGGCATTGTATTTCTTATTCAGTTTCAGTGTCCACGAATGTTATCACAGGCATATTGATTTTGTCACCACCTGATGTTATATCTAATTGGGGTTTCTCATTCCAACCAAGTCTACTCTTAGCTGCGTGTATTACAACTGAAGGCACTTTGTCTTTTACACATTCATAATACTTAGACTTAATAAAGTCCTTTTGTATGTTTTCTATTTCTTCCACTTGACTAGCAAATTCCTTATCTTCTTTTAGCCACTTGTAGAAGTTAGTTCTTGATAAGTCGCAAGACTTTAATGCAGTTGTAATTACTCCTAGACTTGACTCTAATGCTTTGAGTATTCTGTCTTTGTTGATTTGTGTTCTATTTTGTTCCATTCTATATTCCTTTAAATGCTTTCAATGGATAAAAGATTAAGCTGTTTCTATACCCATCTTCGCTGATTTGTTTTATTGGTGTTACTCCGTGTACATTCTTCCAGGCGGGGTACACTAACATTGAGTTGTCTGCTTGTTCAAATGTTAAATTATAGTCAGGCACATTTAAACACCCACCATTGGCGTTGTTTCTTTTTGTGAGGATTATGTTTACTGTTTCTGTAAGGTTTCCTGTATCTCTGTGAAATGGTGCTGATATGTTAAAGTTAGATATGCTACTCGTGTACATTGTTCCAAACTTCCATTCATCTTTTACGTCTTCAAACAGTTCTTGTTGCCTTTTATATAAGTGAGGTGTTAATGTTTTAACGATTTGTTCTGCTTCTAAACAAGCTCCCCACATAGCCTTTACAAATGTCTGTGCTTTCTTATCTCTATGTACTGCTGATATTGTAGGGTAAGGTCTACGCATATGTGGTTTGGGTGCAACACTTCCTAGTATAGAACTCATCTGAACTACTCCTGTTGCTTTTGCCTCTTTACGTGTCATTCCTTGTTTATATACTTTTTGGAAAACATCGCTACGTTCTAGTAAAGACTTTGGCACATTATCACTTCTAAATTCTTTATTTGCTATTGCTATTAATTGCGTTAGCTTTTTACTATATTTATTTACATCATTTATATAAAAACCTATCACTTCACCATCAAGTTCTAACAAGCTGTCTTCCTTTACATTGGGTTCGTAATAAGGGCAGTCTTTTCCTATCTTGGTTTTGTGTTCTGCTTGTTTGAGTTTAAGTGTTTTCATATTAGTATTTCATTTTTTCGTTTAGAGTTTAGTCTTACTTTGTCTCCCCACTTTGATTTGAGTATTCTTATATTTTTCTGTTCTTCCTCATCATCTCTAACATCAACCGCACCCCCTTTGTTAGAGTAATGCTCAAAAGTAAATAAGTATTTCTGATACCTTATAACATCTCCCCTTTCCCTATGTTGTAAAGTAAAGTCGTAATCCTCTTTAAGAGTGAGCTGAGTATCAAACCTGATGCCTGAAGGTTTTACAAATAACATATCTCCAATACAGAAAGTATTAACACTTACAATCTTATTAGCAAAGAAGTAATTATCAGTAGGAGGTATTCCTAACAACTTTACACCCTTAACTTTGTTGAACCTTGAAACTATATCTTCAATGGCGAAATCAAGTTCTACTTTAGCAAAACAACCAAAGTTCTTATTGACTACTACCTTTTTAATATCATCACTTAGTTGAACGCATATCTTTTTAAGTTTGAATGCGTGTTCTAAGGCAAAGTTTCTACTATCCATCAAGTTTCCTGTTTCATAAACATTCAAGCACCCATTCTCTTTGTATAACTGTCCTTCTCCATTTTTAACACAAAATATGTAGTTGCTCTTTTGCGTTTCGTTAAACGGAAGTTTATCATATCTTCCTGCTGATATTACATATACATTATGCTTCATTCTTAAAAGCGTTTAAAACAATCAATCCTATATTTTTACCGCTTGCTCTTGCTTGGGTAATTAATTTATTTGCTTCTTCATATTGGTCTGCTTCAAACTCTACTACAATTCCTCTCTTTACTCCTGCCGTTTTATCGCTTAATGTATTGCCTAAGTCTAAGTCATCTAACACTGAGTAGTCAACTGCTTCTTCAGGTTGCCAAACATCCATTCCCCATTCACCTAGCTTTACATTATCCCATTCATTTCCTAAACTATCCCAATCCCACTCACCGAACCCTACATTATCCTTTACGATAAACTCTTTCTTTTGTTCTTCTGTTAAT